GACTGAGATCACGACCGATCATGTACTTCTGATAAGTCTCTTCAGTAACCATATCTGTAGTGATCATGGTGTCGATTATATACAGACCTCTCTTTACTACGGATGAATTTGGATCTTGGGATAACTGATTATAACTACGACTGCTATTGGTCAAATGGTGATTCAAAGTTGAGATCACATTACCGTTTCTTGGGATAACAAACTTGACATTGTGGTCATTGACGATCACGATGTCTTGATCAGAGGTGTTGACATAGACCCGACAGAAAGTCAGATGTAGAGGAAGGTTCCAAAGATCTAAGAGAAGAGGATCGTATCCTATCTCAGAACGATAATCAGATTTCTCTATCATGTATTGCTCCTTTATTTAAATATAAGTCTGTATTAGCCATTAATGACTAACACTTACACAGATATATTTAATATCTCAACAATGATAGAATGCAAAAGAATAAGCGTCATAAATCCTAGCTACACCCACTAAAGGTGTAGCTAGGAGAAAGGGTCTTATGACGTGTATTATACCTATCACTAAGGATGTATCTATCCTTAAGGATATATAGATACCACCATAGCTTACGGAACGATCTTCTGCAGGATCGGAACCATCTTGGTAGCAGCGCCTTTGAGGTTGCTGACAGTGATGGAAGCAAGGATCGGCAGGTGGACGACGTGACGGAAGGACGGTTGCACCGTGAGTTCACGAGTAGTGGTCTGACCACGAGAGATCTGCATGTTGGTGGTCAGCTCAGGACGCCAGAACATGTTACCAAAGTGCAGCGGGTTGATCTGATCGTTGCTACCACCATTCTTACCGAAGGTGATGTAGATCTTGTTACGCATCTCGATGTTCGGAGAAGATACTACTTTGACATCAAACTCGTTACCCAGCGTACGCAGATCGCCTGTGACCATCAAGTAAGCAGCGATGTACTGGTCAGTACCGATGATGATCAGTGGTTTACGACCGATCTCACCTTGGAGAACTGATGCAGCTGCCATGTAGTTAGACTCCATGTAAGCACGATATGCCATCTCACGGATGGTGTTGACAAGTACTGCATTGACATCAGCCATACGGTTTGCTGATTCAAGTGTGTTCATCTCAGCTTGTACGTCAAGATCTACGTGTTTGAACCACGGATTGACATAGTAACGACCTACACCAAGAGCGACGTTGTTATAAAGCATCTCCGGCTCAAGGTTTTGGCTGTCGATCTGAGACAGGAAACCTTCAGCAGCTTTCAAGGTTTTGACAGCTGCTTGTGAGCAACGTACATAGGTGGTTTTCACCAGACGATCCAGCTTCACGCTATCTTCATCTTCATAGCTGTCCATCGCAGGACGGACTGCAGTGATCGGAGAGAGGATCGGCAGTGCGTAAGCCATACGCTCACGGTTCATATCGAGAAGCTGACCACGTTCACGACGGTTGGTGTTTACACGACGTGCGATAATGTCTACACCGATGACTTCTGCATCGACGAAGAGATCAGCGCTTGTTTTACCAGCACCAGCACTCTTGATATCAAGTTTGTTCTTAGAGGAGTCAAATACAGCTTCTACTTTAACCTTACCAGCCATGAAGTTCAGTTGACCAGTTTCCAGGTTCAGGTTAGAAGAGATGTTGAACTGCAGAGATACAGAATGACCAGCAGTCTGAGAAGCCAGAGTGAGGGCAGTGCCATCAGCTTTAGTAGTAGTCGGGGTGACAGTCAGACGACGCGCTTGATAGTTCAGGTTCATCTGACGGTTGTTACCAGTCACAGCTGCAGTATAGGTAGACTCAGCCAGTGCTTCCAGACCACGGAAAGCGATAACTTCACCAGTCTTCAGTTTGATGAAGACGTTGCTGAGGTTGACAGCAGGATCGATAGCATCGGTCTGGTTCAGGGTGTCCATACCGATCAGGTGGTCGGCAGCGCAAAGTCCCATGTAGTCCAGATCACGACCAACTGCCAGAGGTGCAGTCTTGATGACGTGACCATCTTCAGTTTCTACGTTGTAAGGGGCAACATCAGAAGCTTGGACAAAGTTAGCCATGTTTTCCGGACTGGTATCACGATAGACCGGATACATGCGGGTAGTATCGTTGTGCAGGATCTCCGGATAAACCATAGCGGCTACCAGAGACTTACGACCAAACTGGTATTGATAGCTGCCATCGATTTGACGTTTCTGATCTTCCAGAACGTTCAGGAGATCTACTTCGATGATAGCAGCAGCATCAGTCGGTGCCATGGTGATGGTCGGGAAGAAGGTCTCACCGAACTCATCTTGACGAGCTGCGTTCAAGTTGTAGGCAAATGAGAACAGCATAGCGTTACGGTTCTCAGTGGTGTCGAATGCTTCTTGTGCGATACGCGGTACAGAAGCTTCACCAGAGACAGCTGCGTTGACGGGGATCAAGCGATCATTTTCACCCAGTGCAGGGATTTGAGCTGCTTGTTGTTGTACGCGTTGACGAGCGCCAGCAGCAGCCACAGCGGCAAGTGCTGCATCACGTTGGTTTTCGTTAAACTCAACGTTCTCAGATTTCTCAGTCTCATTAACGACTTCGCTCAACGTGGTCTCGAGATCTTGTACAGCACCATCAAGCTTTTCACGCTCAGTAGCATCCAAGGATTCTGCTGAGAATGCACGACTGATTACACCACTGTCCAGCGGGTTACCACGAGTGGCAAATGCGCGTTTTGCATTATCAAGCAAAGCCGCGTTATGAGAAGAAGGTTTTTGTTTGGAACCAAAAATAGCCATAATTAGTTAAGTCCTTTATAGTTGATCAACATAATGGAAAAACCACGGAGACTGTGCTACACGGTCATGGGTGAAGTAAAGAGAATACGTCTCTATCACCGACCGGGTAATCTCCGTAGCCAATGCATGAAATTTCGTATATAAAAGGTTACTTTCCTCTTGGGAAAGGTTCTTCGTATCTGTAGTTACAGCATACGAATCTAGGATCACAAAGATCGATTTCGGATCATGAATCACCTGGTAAGAGAGATTTATGTCCGTCTCTTCGACCGGAAAAGCTTTGGCTATCGCAGGATAATGACTGAGCAAGGAGAGCTCAGTCAAGATCTTCTCATAGGCCAGCTTCAGGTCTTCGTGATCATGGAGATCCTCTTGCCACAAATGCAATAATGTCGCGGTACCTATGGCATTTGGGAGATAAGGACCTCTTTCATGAATATAACGTGGATTATCCTCAGTATTGAGGTTAAGTCCCAGTAAAGTTAATATCGCCTGGTCACCTAAAGATGTTAGTACTTTGTCAAAATGGTAGAGATCTTTTAACTCTAATTTTGACCATTCTAACTGTTCATAGATGGCTTTGGTGACATAGATGACAGGTTGGAAAGGATGATCCTTCCCGCGTGCATAAGTCATCTTTTCCTCTCCTATTTATATCGTGTAAAAATATAAGCTATCATAAGCATGTGTGTTTTATTTTACACGTAGATGATCGTAGTACTCTACCCTGTTTGCACAGGGATAGAGCGTATCTTATTAGTGGGTCAAGAGGTATGACCTCATAGTTTTTCTTAAAAAGAGTATCATCGATGAACACTAAACTGTTACTGACCAAATGTTTTACATTACTTATCAGAGAGAACCAGATCGATAAGATCAATGTCTCTAATAAGGACTTTGTTTTAAATATCCTTAAGAACATTGATATCCCAGAGACACAAGCATTCACATCAGAGCATCGTAAACTACAAGGGATACGAGATCTGATCATCCAGATGGCTCGCACAGGAGAAGATGCACACTTTGATGAAGTATCGATCATGACAGATCTAAAAGTGGTCTGTGAGGATGATGAGTCTTTATTTAACACCATCCAAGAAGCTGTCGTGTACCCCTACGAGAAAGATCAGCTTAATCACGTGGTGTTTTCATTAAGAAGAGATCTCACCAATGCCTTAAAGGAAGATGAGATCAAATCTATCTTATCAAAAGCATCCGCGACGATTAAATATAAGCAGCATGAGATAAAAGACATGCATAAGTTCGTCGGTGGTATCGTCTCTGAACTTACGCCTTACTTTGAATCCATGTCAGAAGACATGCGTAAAGATCCTGCAGTCACTGCAGAAGTAGACTTCATCAGTGGGGATGGATTATTAGACGTGCTAAGAGAAGTGAGAGATGAAGCTAAAGGAGAGTCTATCATCAAGACACCTTGGCAAGGATTAAACAAAATGACCCGTGGAGGACTCAGACGTGGTCAGACCACAGTAGTCGCTGCACTACAACACCATGGTAAATCCTTAGTCTGTTTGTCTTTATGTCTGGGAGCCTGTATCTACAATAAAGCAGAAGAAACACTTACAGATAAAGAAAAGAAAGCATTGATCCTTTATATCTCTTTAGAAAACGAGATGACCTTAACTACTGCTAACGTCATGATGCTTTTAAAAGGCAATCTTGATAATGAAGCTTTTGGCGATGAAGACTTTGCTAAACTACAGGTCAATAAAGGTGGTACAGAATACCTTGCGAGAAGACTCAATGAGAATGGTTATGTCTTTAAATCTATCCGGGTAAACCCATCAGAGTGGACATATCTAGATCTCTTCAACAAGATCAACATGTACGAAGCAGAAGGATACGAGATCCATCTCTGCTGTGTAGACTATCTGTGTATGTTGCCTTTAACAGGATGCTCTGGTGGCAATGATGCAGACAGATATCAAGATCTATTCAACAGAACTCGCAACTTCTTCGCTAAGAAGAAGATCGCGTTCTTAACACCACACCAGCTCTCTAGTGAAGCCAATGATCTCCATCGCATGGGTAAGAAAGATCTTGCGATCATGGTTCGTGATGGTAACTACTATGCGAAAAGTAAAGGTATCGGTCGTGAAGTAGACTTGGAGTTATTCTTATATAAGGTCAATGAGTCTGGCACGACGTATATGTGTGTAGCACGGGGTAAACATCGGGTCTCTGGTCAGACCCCTGAGGAGTATCTGGATTTTGTATTACCATTTGCTGATATCGGTGGTATCCGTTGGGACTATGGTCAAGAAGATACGACATTGAAGAAAGTCGGACAGAAGCGCAATGCTTCTGGTACGATAGAAGAACCCTTCTGGGACTAATGTCCTAAGAAGGGTCACGAAGTCAACCCTTCTGGGATTAAGCCAGAAGGGTCGCGTAGCTACTAAGCGTAGCCAACCATTTTGGGACTAAACAAAATAGACGTCATACAACCATTATTCCTAGGTACACCACTATCGGTGTACCTAGGATCTATGCCGTATAGGCTTTCATCGTGATATTCGTGTTTTCTTATGAATCTTGGACTATCCAACATATATACAGGTACAGAAAACATGAATGCTATCCAACATGCAATCAATAGAGCGACGAGAGAAATCCCTCGGCCGATACTCGAAAATACCTTCATCGACAGAAGCTATATGCAAAGAGCTTCTCCGAAATCCTTAGAACAAAGGATCAAAGAAGAAGTCATCTTGAAGTTTGTCCTTCAAGATCTCAATGTCACCAATGGTGTATATTCCTATATCCCACTAGCCTATGCCAAACAAGTCTACTCTGATCAGAATACTTTTACTTACTATATCCCGAAAGAGCTCACTGGTGGTCGTGCTATCACCACAGTGATCTCGATCAACTACCAGCCTTATCGATTAAATAACGTTTCTTATGGATACCAGACCCAATGTCAGAACACGATGTTAAATCGTGCAACGGATTATCTACTAAACTCTATCTCTGATCCCCAGGTAGCAGAGTCTACTAGAGTAGATCTGGTTGGTGAGAATACGATATTAGTCCATGATAGTCCGATGACCCCAGCAGTTGGAACATTGGTATGCATCTTAGAAAACGATGATGAGTTATCCACCATCAGACCGAGACTGATCCCTGAGTTTACTAAGCTGATTATCTTAGCGATCAAAGCTTATATCTACAATGAACAAGTGTTACTAGTAGACAAAGCACAACTCTACTCAGGACATGAACTCGGTAAATACAGAGAGATTATTGAGTCTTATAGTGACTGCATGGAACAATACCAGACGATGTTAGATGAGAAGATCGGGAAATTGTTCTATATGAATAGCAAAGAAAACATGACCAGACATGTAAGATTCATGCTAGGAGGGAGGAGATGAATACTTCTTTTTACTTGAAAAGGTTCACATGAGTGATATATTTAACTTAAAAGAGATCCATGAAGACATGGATAACGAAACTTTGGTGAATAACACTGAAGTACTACTGATCGCTTGTTACAAGATCTTCATCACGACAATCGATGAACTGATCGCTTATGTCCCTTCTACTGAAGTAGAAGTGATCAAGCCACTACTGACAGAGATCAGACTACACAAACACGCCACAACTGGCATGTTAAGAAGATATCGTCAAGTACCACTAGATCGAGCTAACACGATAGACTTCATCTGTAAACATCGCAGAAAAGCCATCGAGTTATTTACCTCGATGGCGGAAGTTGCTTTTTATGCCAGGATCAGTAAAGAATCGATCAAGATCATCCAAGATAAGACAGATGAGTTAGTGACTGTCTTATCGAATTTCTCTATCTAAGGAGTGTGACATGATAGAAAAAGAATACACCGATAACACCAGTAGACTTCCTGATAATGAATACGTCTCGATGTATGATCAAGCTTTAGCGCAACTCGGCGAAAGAAAGATCAAGATCGTAGGTTCTTTGTCAGAGACGATCGCAGGTCTTTTAAATGATGTCTATCATGACAGATCTGAAGCTATCGCTAAAAGAACATCGTTCACAACAGAAAGTGAAGATACTGTCGGTATCGATGTCCCTGATGAGGACATAGCACAACGGATAGTCGCTGACATCTTAGAGAAAGATCAAGATGCGACGATTCATGTCGTCAAAGATGAAGAAGTGAGCCTCGATACATTCGATCATTTAAAAGAAGATGCCATCATGAATGGTGAGAACTTATACTTGATCACGATCGATAGTGATAGTAAAAATGATCTTCCTCTAAACCAAGAAGGGATACGTGTCACCATGGAGGACTATGTCCTTAAGTATAAAGGTCACGTCTATCGTGGCCACATCAGAACCAGAGATGGGAGTGATGATGAATGAGCCAAGGTCTATCAAAGAGGTCTTTGATCTTGCTTGCAAGCACTTAGTGGTTGATGAACGATTAGTGCATAAGCTGGAAGTCATGAAGACATCCTTTATCACCAAGAACCGTGATCATGCACAGTTCTTTGGTGGTAATCTCATTGGTTGTTATAATGTCAAGTTTACCCCTATCGAC